AGAAGGAAACTCTTGCGGCATCCACGACTGTTTTGTCGGTGCCCATTCGGTCAATAAATTCAACGAACATAATATAATTCTCAGTTTACTTAGGTCGACCTGCCCCTCCTTCTTCGGGCGGAGCACCGGCCGGTGGGGTCGGGTCAACATGGGGGTTTGACGCTACATCTGCTTTAGCAGCAGACATAGCGTTTTTTACTGCTGCCGGTAATGCACTTTCCAATGCGGAACCCAAATTGCCAGATGAAACAGCAAGACCAATAGCAGATGTAAGTTCTTCAATAGGTGCCAAAGAGTCCACAATCTTATTTTGAATAGAAGCTGCCTTAGATAACAAATCTGTTTGAATTTGTCCTAAAGACTCTTGTAGTTTGGTGGCGGGAATGTATTCTGTAACACCTGTATTTGGATTTACCCAACCTGGAATATTTATTTTACCAACTTCACCATCAGTAGGTGTACGACCATTAAGCGCCGCCTGCTCCAGATCAATCTGCATGACGGTCTGACCAGCATATGTTCCGGCAGCTGCTACAACTTGAACTGGCGTGTGTTGAAAAATAGCATCATTCAAATCATCACCATGACCACTAGCGGCACCCAGATCGATTACATTCTTTACTGCTTTCATAGATTCTGCAATCGTTTTTACTTTATTAAAAGCTGTACCATCTTGTAATTCAGCAAACGCATCATTGATGGATGGTGGAGCAGTCAAACCAATATCTGAGGCAAGTGCTGTTGAAAGAGCACCTGCTGCTCCAAGAGTACCAGCGTTTTTGGCGACATCATTTAATTGAGAAATTGCTGAACCTACCACACCTTGGGTATTCATGCCGGCGGTAGTTTTTAAAAACTGTTGTTTAGCTACAAATGCCTCAGTAACACCACCCATTTCTAAATTAGGAAATGTTGCTGCACCAGCTGCAGCAGTTTGAAAGTCAGCAAAAGTACCTGAGGTAGCAAGAGTGTCTAATTGTTTCATAGCAGCAACTACTGTCGAGTTCAATTCCTCCGCTCCCGATGCAATTGAAGCAACCAATGCACCGCCGTCTGTTACACTCTGAATTGCCGTATTAGCTTCATCCATCAAAGTTTGTGTTGCATCATCAATAGCTGCCGGCAATGCACTAAAATCACCAGACACCATATCTGTTAAAGTTTTTAATGTATCGGGTAATTGAATTGCATCTTGATGCGGGTTTGGGCCCGAACCTGCTCCAGCAGTAAGATCATCGAGAATGACTTTTGCCAAATGATCTATGGTTTCAAACTGCGTCGGCACATTAATAATAACGCCACCTTGACCTGCTTTACTAACTACTAATCCTGCCATATTACTATTTATCCTTTGTCCAATCTAGTTGTTTGGTGTTACAATATTTCTTTTCGTATTCATATTTATTAATTGATCTAACATCAAATACATTTTCATCAACATATGTTTCTTCAATTGGTTGTTGATTAGAAAACTTTTTCAAAGCATCCTCTTTCACATATGAATCAACAATATATCGTTTCTTAGTCACATATACAGTATCTATAACCCACTTAACCATTGCACTATTTTCCTAATAATTTTCTGTCAGAGTTTCTACAATATGACGCATAATTTTATATGGGTCGGCGTTAGATGCAGGTCGTCTATCTTCCAGATAACCACACCAGTTTACATTGTCAGCAGTAGAAATAGGAATCCTGATACTAGCGCCCCTGTCGCTAACGCCATAACTAAACTTTTTAATTGATTGAGTCTCATGTTTTCCAGTTAGCCTCTTTTGATTTTCCGATCCATAATTGTCAATTGCATTTTCATGCCGTGTGCCCAATTGCTCGCAACAATCTAAAAAGTAATTCATGCCGCCGACTGTTCTCATTCTTTCATTAGAGAAGTTGGTGTGCATACCAGAACCGTTCCAATCACCCTTTTGTGGTTTAGGATGTAGGTTGATAGTAACACCGTGTTTCTCGGCGATGCGATGTAGAATATAACGACTCATCCATAAGTCATCACCTGCCGTGATACCCGAACCCAATACTTGGTATTCCCACTGACCCAATGCAACTTCAGCATTAGTGCCGGTGATGTTTATACCAGCGTTCATACACGCCTCAGCGTGTCTGTCAGAGATTTCTCGACCAACTACATTATCTGCACCCACACCACAATAGTAATCACCCTGTGGTCGTGGTGTTTTCTTTTCTGGCCAACCTAAAGGTCGTCCATTTTTATACATAAAATACTCTTGTTCAAAACCAAACCACCATTCATCACTGATAAGATTTTGACAATGGGTTCGTGTATTGCTTGAGTGTGGTTCGTGATTTGCGCTTAAAACTTCACACATCACATAAGAACCTTCTAGTCCAGGAGCAGTCTGTGTTGCATCTGGACGAATACGATCAATAGTTCTATATTCTGCAACAGGTACTAAAATGCAATCCGAATTGTCGCCCGTGGCTTGTTTTGTGGATGATCCATCAAAAGACCATTCTGGCAAATGGCCATTATAGTTTTCAATTTTTACTTTACTTCTTAGATTTGGTTCTGGTTCATAACCATCTAACCATACATATTCAAATTTATTCATGTTCCTACCTTCTTAATGTATTTCCAATATTCTTCTTCTTTTGGCCAGTATTCATTTTTCATACGATACCATTGCCAATCTTTATCACTGCTTTCAGCCAACCATCCTTGTCTGCTGTCATACATGATAACCTTTACTGCTCGGTGTTCTCCGGTCTTGTCATTTTCTAGAACAATTTGTTGTCCTCTACGATAGACAATACCCTCACTGCCCAAGTCTTTTATTTGTGTTTTCATTCTATCGTTTGAAATCCTCCACCATCCAGAGAATAAACAATCCGCTTAATGCCAAAGTCTGTAATAGCGCCCATGCAACCAGAGCATGGTGCAGCAAGTCCTGATACGAATCCACGTTTTCTATCTCTCTTTTTTACTCTACTAATGTATATGGTTGCTTTGGTAAGATCATCTACTGATACTCGCCTTAAACTATTCTTGATAGCATCTATTTCTGCATGAAGGTGTATTGTGTGTTCGGTCTTACCGTACTTGGCCTGTAGTGGATGGGTCTTATAAGAATTACGACCCAATCCAACTACAGTATTGCCAATCACTAGTGCTGATGCAATTCTAGCATTACTAACTGGAATTACATCTTGAGCAACTTTTGAAGTAAGATCAATGTACTTCTGATCTTTACTCTCTTGCATAGACTAGAGTTCCGCTTTCCAATTACGGTTACGATACTTCTTTTGATTGTATCGTGAAGCCAACTCATCGCTGAGTTCTCTAAGTTTAGGCAAACAAACATCGTTGCCCCACCGTTGGAGCTCGGCATTGTCTTGCTCCAATTTACGAACACGGCCTTCGGCCTGTTCTAGTTTGTAGGAAAGATGGGCGATCCTACGTTTCGCCTCGTCAATATATGACTCTTTAGTTGATTCTGTCACAGCGTCAACTCCTTAACTAAATTCAATGTTTTCATTCTAAATGTTTTCACATCTAAATCTAAAAACGGCTCATACTTCTTTATCAAAAGACTAACCTTGGGCCAGATATAAGTTTCACTAATCTTTGCGTCAAACTGTTTTCTGTATTGTAATATTTTTTCTAGAATAACTAATGTTTCTAGACTCACCTTCTTACCAAGATACGCCTTCACCAATTTGGGATGATTACCTGCATCCACTTTAAATAGGATATCAAAATTATTGGATAATGTCAAGAGTTTTGAGATATCATTTTGATAAACATATTCTAAACTTTGATTTACTTTCTTGTGTTCTAACCAATTTTTCTGGTCAAAGTCACCTATCCATTCTTTGCCACGAATAAAGTTAGCAAGATAGTATTCTAGTATTTGCGGATCAGATAACTTTCTAGATAGTTTGACAAATTTAAACTTATCTTTTCTTTTATCAAAAGATGCTGGCGAAGCAGAAGTTTTTCCACCATACTTGAAATAATCATATTTACCACCAAAGTGTAATTTTAGAGCAAGATATGATTGATAGGTTTCTAAGGGACTCATGGCACTCAAAACAAGGAACTCGTTTTGGGCAAATAATTTAACGACTCAGCGTTAAACTGAATCTTCTCTCTCATACCTTTATCAATCCATCTGGTTATGGTATGAGCTTCTAAATTGTTTTTTTCGCAGTAGTACATTACTGCTTCTAGGTGGGTCAGTCGTTTTTCACGAACCAAATCTTCTATAATAATAGAAAACTTTTTAGGTGTTATTTTTTGTGTCATAGTTGTATTATATAAAGGTGAACACGCCTATCTCTGGTTCGGCGGTTCATCATGTGTGGTGTACAAGATATAGAGCACTTTCTATTGTGATATATCGAGCAGAGACCACTTTCTTTTTTAATTTCATCTAAAAATGGTTTGACGACAAAAATTGCCGTCACTTTTTTCAAGGGCCTTTTTGTTTCAAAAGACTCCAGATTTTGGGCCCGTTGGTTAACAAGGCGGTGCCCATGCCCCGTCAAAATTTAAGCCGCTAAGGCAAAATCTTGATAGTAATAATCATCGTTTGCGATTATTGTTATGTGTCAGAATCCTCTTGCAAAGTTTCAATCCGCCTCGTCGAAACCAAGTCACCCCCATTTGTTCTTTCTGGTGGTACCTTGCCCCAACCTATACTTCTGTTCCATTCATCCTCAGTATAGTAAAACCATTTAGGTTTTCTTTCTACTAAACCGTGGTTGTTCTGGCCAGTCAAGTCTAAATTGGTGGAGGTGGCGGGGATCGAACCCGCGTCCGAAACGCCTACTTCTTTACCGTCATCAGTCTCTTTCACGGTCATATTTATATAATTATTGTGTTGCTGTTGGTTTAGGTTCTGCGAATGTAATCTTAACTGAAATACCAGCTTCGATATCACCTTCGCGGGCCCATTCAGCATCAAAAGGAACCAATAGGTTTGGTCTAAGAGAAACATTTTCATTTACAATGAAAGTATACCCAAGGCCAAATTCTGATCCGTTGTAATCCATATCATCCAAATCATATATCAAATTTGATGTTGCGTCAATCCCTTCTAGGGCATATCCAAGTTCAACTTCTCCAAGAATATTGGCATCAGAAAGATTCCAATCCATTGAAGGTTTAACACTTATTGAATTACCCATAACAAATGACGTATCTAGTTCCCAAATTGTGTCATCATGCAAATTGATTCCAGAACTTAATGAAAAAACTTCACCGTTCATGCCAATATCCCAAGATGTTTTGTAAGTAATGCCAAAGTCTAAAGTTTCGCTTGTAATGAAGGAAAGATTACCCCAACCCAATCGGGTTTCGTCTTTACCCCAATCACCATTTTGATCGAAACTTAAATGCAATTTATTAACTGTCAAAGAAAAATCATTATAATATTCTACATCGTCCGTTGTGCTGGCCGATAAGAAAGCAAATGTGCTAAGTGGAAAAGCACACAATAGTGCTCCAAACAACTTTTTCATAGCGTCTCCTGTTTGTTGTAATAAGACAACATTGTTGTAAATGTGTCATATTAATATTTATCTAACAAGAAATCCAGAACGAGGCAATTCCAATTGGCCATCGGCATCATCTGTATCTTTTACCCAACGGTATCCTTCTGATATTTTACTCTCTATTAAATTCTTATCATTCCAAACTGGAATAAATTCATCATACTCCACTGGATCAGGATTAGGCCTCAAATGAACCTCAATAATCTTATCACCAATAATTTCAATGTTAATATGTCCAACGTCAGCAAGGTCTATAAAAAATTGTGGTAAATTAAAATCAAAGTCATCTTTCTCCCATCGGCTAAATTTAGTCAAACTTTCTTTATGTCCAATAAACGAATACAACTTTTTCCAAAATGGAGGTTTTTGCGGACTAAATGTGTAATCTATAGTTCGATGGACACCTTCAAACTTCTCACACCAAAAATATCCTGGCGGTATTGTATCCGGTTTAAGTGGATGTATCTCATCAACATAGGCACCTAATGACATACCTCTAAGATTATAAATGGGTCTTATAATATACTCGTCTAATTTTGGTGTAGGAATGCCGGCTGGGCCACATTTGTAACCCAATCTTTCTGCCAACCATAATTTGTTAAACCAAAAGTGATGATTCGGATATAGTTTCCATGCATAAAAATCATCACACTCATCCTTCATGCCGCAGTTTCTAGTAAGTCTGATACGTTGGTATAAAATTCTTCCATAATAGTATCGAGTCTATCTCTGTAATCATCAACTTTCTTTTTAAATACTTCTACTTCGCCATCCTCAGACACCATAATAATTGCCAAATCTTCGATCAATTCTCCTGTATGTTCTGTGTACATATCGGCATAGGCAGAACACTGTGTATAGTAATCAGTATTCCATTCATCTTTTTTCATTGTTGTAGAAGTTTTCCAATCTATGATTGTTGGAACACCATCAAACATAGCAATAAGGTCTACTCGACCAGCAACTTTATACTTTGTAGAATACATGGCCTGTTCCATCAAAAAGATATCACCGACTCGTTCATCAATAGTTTTCTTTACTTGACCAAACATAGCCCAAGCAAGGAAATTTTTAGACTTATGTTTTTCCTCATCAAATATTTCTTCAACGAGATAATCCTCACACATATGATGGAAACTTGTTCCTCTAGATGCGGCACGGCGACTAACAACATTTGCTTGTACATCACCAAGACGTTCACGCCATTTTTTCAGACCTTCAATTTTGCCAGGTTGTTTACCCAACACACTTGTGATGCTTGGATACTTATCTCCTGATGGCACTTCATACCAACGCAAACCTGCTATGTTGTGAGTCTCTAACTTTGGAAACTTTGGTCCTTCATAAATAACTTTTCTCATAATATTATTCCTTCTTTAATTATTTTTTACGCCTACATTTTGTTTTGCAATAATATAACTTCTAGCAAAACCCGAACGAATGATATCGCCGATACCAAACTCAATAATTTCAACCTCTTTCATTTCTTCCACAATAGCAGAAAAGTTATGATAGCCACTCTTTTGACCATTTACGATATCTGTTTGGCCTTCATCACCGGCATACATGATTTTTGTATCTTGACCAACTCTGGTAGTAATAGTATCTAACTCTTGAAAAGTAAAGTTTTGGCATTCGTCACAAATAATAATAGAACGATCAAAGGTTAGACCTCTCAAAAATGATGTACTAGCAAATTCAATTGTGCCTTGTGCTAGAAGTTTATCATACAATACATCAAACTCACCTTCGTTAGGCATTTGAAATAAGAACCGAACCAAAAAACGATATGCGGATTGATACAACATACTTTTTTCTTCTAGAGAACCAGGAAGAAATCCCACATCCCTAGATGGAAGTAATGATCTTACAATCACAACTTTGTCAAAGGGTGTATCTTTATCAAGCACTTCTTTGAGAGCCAAATATAAAAGAATAAATGTTTTACCTGTGCCGGCTGATCCTGTAAGAAACAAATTCTTACCTTCTTTGTATTTTTCAAAGGCGGTGCCCTGTGAAGGCCCAACTGGATCTATGGTAACTAAATTTCTTTCGTTAATATAAAGTTTTTTTCTACTTGTCAATTTTATTTCCCTATGTGAATGGTTATAATAATATTTATTTAAAACTATTTGTCAAGCATCTCCCCACTGAACTTCTACTTTGCGTTTACCTTCAAACATTTCACCCAACAAATATGTAGGTTTGAGTTTGTATAACTGTGCTAAAGAAATGACAGCATTTTTAGAATCTACTCTCCAATCTGATCCATCTACAGTAACCATCATAAATAAAAACTTACTAAAATCACCAGTATGGCAGGCTACTATAAACTCTTGTGAAGGCATCTTACTACTACCAGGAGCTGAATAGATTTTGGTATTGCCAGCAGAACTATTAAACTCACAAGCCTTTATTTCAAGCTGTGTATCAAAATATCTATCCTTGCTACCTTTTAATTTCTTGTTAGCCAAATCTGTTAAGTATTGAAATAAAATATCAGCGTAAGTTTTATTTGATACTGCCCCAGCAGCAGCACACCGTAATTTCTTATCGCCAGTGTTATTAAATCCCAAAGTGAAAGCCGACATTATAGAATGAGAAAAAAGGTTCGTTCTTGTGTTTCTTTCCCAACCAAGAACAGGATCGCGAATAATGCCACCATGCACTGCCTCTATTTCTCGCACCATTGAAACAGATTTCTTAATGGCAAATGGAACAATATCAGGATACTTTTTCAAGTCATCATAAAAGGTGTGTCTATTAGGATCAACAATATTTTTTGGTGCCTGTATCGTAACCAACTTATATGCTTTTCTGACAGTCATCTTTTCTGCAATAATATAATCTATCAATTCGGGTCGTTCTTCATTAATCAGCACAAGTTTCCTAAACATATCCTTATCAATACGAGCCTCGGTGGCAAAGTTGTTTCTGTCCTTCTTAGAAAGTTCTTTGCCGTACTTATCAAAGTAAGCTTCAGATTCTTTAGTCCAGAGTCGTAAAGCTGTCTTATAATTGGATTCGTTTCTTTTGCCGTCTTGATTAAATGATTTTAGGAATTGTATTTCTTCATATCTGTCGGCTTTAGGATTATAAGTACGTTCAGCACAAGGTACTGCTCTTACCTTTGAAAAGTTCAACAACGTAGCAACGTATACTCTAAAATTTCCGGAGTAAATAACACCAGTTTTGGGACAAACGGTAATAGGTGTATGGTTTGCATCGCCATATCTGTCATGCCAGGCCTGCATCTTCGTTTTCAATAACTCAATATCATCCCCATGATTTGCTCTAGGATAGATTTCTTCGTTTAGGGGATGAAAAGTTAGATTAGCAACAAGTGCATAACCATCTTTATCAATAAATTTCACTTTCTGTGGCATAATATATTCTCTATAAAATCTAAACGTCAATGGTGCTCTTGGGATTATTATCTCGTATTCTTCTAAGCACATCTTTCCAACCATCTGATGTTTTGTTTCCGCCACTATGACCAGAAGTATCTGTTCCAGAAATAATTTGGTTTGGGTTAGGAACAAATACAGTTACCCAACCTTCTTCTTTCAGTTTTACCATGTCGGCTATGGTGCAAGTGATATCATGTTCTACACCATCGGTATCTTTCATACGATATTGTGGCATTATTGTACCTTCCAACTGCCATCTGCTTGGCGACAAGCACTACCGTAACCCTGCTGTTGTTCTCCACCAATCATAATGATTTGGGTAAACTCACGACACGGTTGACCAGATGCAGCAATAACAGTCTGTGTTGGTGTAATCACACCCGCATTGCCTGAGTTAGGATTACTCCACTGAACACCTTGATTGTCGGGTGAGGATTCCATACTGTTTTGAAAACTCTGGCCCGCAAGCAACTGGTCTCGTTCATCTAACTGTTGGCCAATGGCCTGGCCCGCCAATGCACCCAAGAGTGTGCCGGCAACAATCCAAAGTTCTTTGTTGGATGAATTGTCAGCAAGTCCGTATGCACCGCCAGCACCAAGTACCGCACCAGCAAGGGCACCTTGTTCTTGTTTCGTTGCGTTTGCACAACCAGTTCCGATAACTGCCGCAACAGCAACTGCAATGATTGCTTTTTTCATTTTAATCTCCGATTTCATTACTATAAGGATACATCATTTTTCGTTGGCTGTCAAGTCTTTTGCTACAGATAACTTTACACCACTTAGATAAAGCTTTGCTGCCCTACCCTTTAATCTATATTTTTCTACATTATCCATTCTATCTTGTTCTGATTGAAAATTAGATTTGATTCTATGAATGAGCATAATGTCTACTTTTTTTCCTGATTGCATTTTATTCTTCCCTATAAAAAATGTGATTGCCAATTACGGCAGTTTGTTTCATACTATCTGTCCAATAAGGTGTAACACTAGTATTGTGGTAGTGTGTTGCACCATTGGTTACATCTTCTTCAGACAATGCCATAACGGCATAGAATACAGATTTTATCCAAGCATGACGTTCTATCTTATTAGACAATTTAATTCTATCACTTTTGCCGTCGTGAGTCCAACTAAACTGTTTATCTTGCCAAACAACATCACAAATGGTTGATGGCCATCTTCCATCATTTACTCTATTTAAAACTACCAGAGCAACCGCAACTTGACCTATATCTGGTTCACCTCTACTCTCAAAGTAAATATTTTGTGCGGCACAATAGATTTCATCTCTATCTGTTTCAGCAACCACATCCATATCAAACTGAGTCAGCATAGGTGATAGAACTGTCATTACCGCATAAAGTATACCTACTGAAGGTTCCATCATTTTTTATTTCCTTGACCCTCGTTAGGTCTAAAATCACTAGTGATTCCTTTATCTTGAGGATCAAAAGTTTGAACGCCAATGTGTTCCATTCCAAGATGATGTATAAAAATAATCATCTGTCTTTCTTCTAATTCCATTGATGATAACATACAAGCAGTAATGTGTGACCAACTTCTTAATGAGGTTAGATACTGTTCTTGATCTTGTTTAAACCATTCTCGTTTTGGTCGTTTCTCTGCTACATTCTCGGCAATTTGTCGGACTTGCCAATCTGCCCATCTACCTTCAGCCACTACACACACCCCGTAGGTTTAGGTAGACCACCATACTTGGTAATTGGTTTCATTGGTCCTGACATCCACAAATCAAACATCGCCTTTTTATCTTCACCGATGTACTTAGCAAACTTGCGAATGGGAGGCACTACACTATAAGTATCGTAGTATACTCTCGCCTTCATAATCTGATCTATCATCTGTTCGGTCAGTATGTACTTATCAGCCTCAGCCATAGCAAACATGACATCTGTTGACCAGACATCTGGGTCTACTAAGTAACCATCACCATCTCTATTAAGTTCCATTGTTATTTTCCAATTGCATTACATTCCAAAATTCTTCATAAAGTTTATATTCTATACGGTATGCTTCTTTTTCCCATGGTGCATTAGAGTAATCTATTTTATCACCTCGTAACAATTTAGATTTCCACTTGACTCTACCATCTTCATAGTCAGTCAATTCACCACGAGCAAATTGTTTTAGATGTACCATTTCATGTGATAGCCAAATCAAGAGGTCTTGTATCAAATGTTCTTTGGAAGAATCAAGTTCAATTAAAAACTCTCTTGGTTTTTCAGCGTCACCATCGATACTACAAAAACCATAACCGCCAGTTTTTTTATGCATATCTTTAACGAGTTTAACATCTAGTGTTATGTGTGGATACAAACGGCCGCCCAGTAGTTTGTGTGCATAATAATGTGCTGCTGTAATAATAGTATCTGCCATGTACTTGTTGTTGCTTCTATAACCTTCAAGATATAGTTTCATATTATTTTTCTTCTTGTTCAAAAATGTACTGCAATACATTGCCGGCTGGCCGATCCTTTGTATGATGAGGAATTCTATTCTGAATTAGATTTCTACAATGTTCTAATTCGTGAGGCCCATGTTCAGATATTACCGCACTAAGGTCTGGGGTCATAATTTTATATCCTACAATTTTCGGCATATTAAGTGACATATATTTCTCCTAGATTTGTCATTTAGTAAACAATAGCTTAACATTTTTAACGGTCATAGTCAATACTTATAAACCATTGATAATAAAGAGGAAAGTAAAAAACCCTCAAAACAGAGGGTTTTTACTTGATTTCTCAATTATTATGATAC